GTCTCCCACGGATTTTTACCTCCTGGGTCGATTTATCGTCGGCCATCACCGCCAATTGTCAACGTTTAAAGGTTAATCTCATGCCACGAGGCGGCTTCAAACACGGCGGCGGGCGTCCGCTCGGGTCACTCAGCAAAGTGCGGGAACTGACCGCTGAGGGGATGCAAAGCGAACAGGTGCGGCAGAACATGACGCCGCTCGAATACATGCTGCACGTCATGAACGACCCGGTCGTTGATCCGGTCCGTCGGGATCGCATGGCGGCTGCTGCGGCGCCATTCGTTCATCCGAAGGCCGATACCGTCATGGCTGGCAAGAAACAGGCGGCTGAGGAAGAGGCGCGGACCAACGACGAAGGCACCGAGTGGGCCGCGTTGCTCCGGCGTGCCCCGGGTCGCTCCGACAAGCCGAGTGATACCCGCAACTGATTTGAATGAGCCAGTCTGTTTCTTCGTGGTCAACGGCACGGCCGGACTGGCAATCGCGCATTAAGGCAGGGCAGTCGCTGCTGCCTGATCTGCCGTTGAACGAGGACGAGGCTGACGCCGCCCTCGGCATCTTCTCTAAGCTGCGGCTCCCCGACGTCGTTGGCCAACCGCCATTCCGCGATGTGGCCGGGCAATGGCAGAAGGACCTAGTCCGCGCGGTGTTCGGCTCCTACGACCCGGATACCAACGAGCGGCATATCCGCGAATTCTTTTGCATGATTGCCAAGAAGTCCGGGAAGACGACGTCGGCGGCCGCGATCATGATTTGCGCGGTGCTGATGAACCGCCGACCCCGGGCGGAATTCCTGCTGATTGCCCCGACACTGGAGGTTGCCGACCTCGCGTTCCGTCAAGCAGTCGGGATGATCGAGAGTGACCCCATCCTGACCGGCAAGTTTCATATTCGGGACCACATCAAGACCATCATCTATCGGCCGACCAAGGCCTTCCTGAAGGTCAAGTCATTCGACCCTAGAGTGGTCACCGGATCCAAGCCGTGCGGTGTGCTGGTGGATGAGTTGCACGCCATCTCGGGGGCGCATGATGCGGACCGGGTGATGGGGCAGTTGCGCGGTGGGTTAATTGCCAACCCCGAGGCGTTCCTGATCTCGATCACGACGCAATCGGAGCGCCCGCCGTCGGGGGTGTTCAAAGAGGCGCTGCATAATGCGCGGCGGGTGCGCGACGGCGAGACGACGCTGCCGCTGCTGCCGCTGATCTACGAGTTTCCCCGCGACGTGGATTGGCGGGACACGAACAACTGGCGGATGGTCAATCCGACGCTGACGGTGGCCATTGAACGGCTGGTCCCGGACTACGAGGCGGCGGCGGCCGCGGGCGACCATGAACTGCGGCGCTGGGCCTCGCAGCATCTGAATATCGAGATCGGCCTTGGACTGCAGACCGACCGCTGGCCGGGCGCGGAGTTCTGGGAGCGGCAGACCGACCCTTCGCTCACGCTTGAGGCAGTGTTGGACCGCTCCGAGGTGGTTGTGTGTGGGATGGACGGCGGCGGGCTGGACGATCTGTTCGGCTTTGCTGTGCTGGGGCGAGACGCCGATGGCCGGGACAAGGCATCGAAGTCGTGGTTGCTATGGTCCCATGCTTGGTGCCACCGAAGCGTGCTGGAGCGGCGGCAACAGATAGCGCCGCGCCTGCTCGACTTCGCCCGCGCGGGTGAACTGACGATCTGCGACGATATGCTGGACGACCTGGAGGCGATGAAGCAGATCATTGCCGACATCAAGGCCCGGGGCATCCTGGCGCATGTGGCAGTGGATCCGGCGGGTGTCGGCGACATTGTCGATGCGATGGCCGAGATCGGCATTACTGAGGCAAATAAGCTATTGTGGCCGGTCGGCCAGGGTTTCCGGCTGATGAACGCACTGAAGACGTGCGAGCGGCGCCTGGCGAAGGGCACGTTGTGGCACAGCCAGAGCTCGATGATGTCGTGGTGTGTCGGCAATCTGAAGGTGGAGGCAACGGCCACGGCAATTCGCGCGACCAAGATTAATGCCGGTGATCAGAAGATCGATGCAGCCATGGCGCTGTTCGACGCCGCCGATGTGCTCAGCCTTGGTGTGGATCCGGTGCGTATTCCCGAATACGAAATTGCGTTTGCCTGATGCGATTGGCGGGCATTATCTCTGCCGAGCGAGCATGATAAGGAGACGGCGCTCAAAATTGACGGGAGGATACCATGTCGAAAGCACCACCACCTCCGCGGCCACCGCCGACGCAGGTTCCAACGTTGGGCTATCCTTCTCCGCCTCCTGCTGTGCCCAAGCCCTCGTTCTGGCAGCGCTGTTGCTGCCGATCCGGGCGTATGCCGCACCGCCCGCGAACGCTGACCAATCAATGGCACCCTGGTTCGGCAGCCTGAAGACAGCGAACGGAATGTCGTGCTGCGGGGAGGCAGATTGTCGCAACTTCCCCGTCACCATCAACGAGCGTGGATATTCGGTGCTCTACGACGGCAAGCTGATCCCGGTTCCGCCCGAGACGGTATCGGAGCGGACGGACAATCCGACGGGCGACTACATCGCTTGCGTGCAGCCGAGTTTATGGCTCGGCGGCGTGCAACAAGGCCCTCTGGTGCTGTGCTTCTTTCGCGCGCCGCACACTTAGTGTAAAAATACCCGGCCCCGCACCAAGCACGCAGAGGTTTCGGGAACCTCGCAGGGGCAGAGGCGCGAGACCGGGTGAAGTTTCGCTATCACACCCGGCAACAGGAACATGAAACCGGGCTCGTCTTGCTTACCGGTCTCGCGCTTCCCTGGCAATACGAACACTTGTGAACTAGCTGATTTTTAACTATTTCCCTTGTGGAAAAGTCAGCCCGCGGGCGCGCGTGAGGCGTCACCCTAACGGTTCCCGCAGGCTGAAGTTCCAACAATGGATGCGATAAATCCCCCACTCGGTAGGAGACCGAGCAGACGGGCGCGAGATTATCAGCGCGACGTGGGGCGTCAATCGCCGACCATCTATCTCGGATTATTTCGCGCGGCTCGCCCGGTGTTGGTCAACGACCTCTGACAGCAGCCAGGCCAGCTTGCGCCTGGCCCTCAGCGCGCTGAAGCAGTTCGCGCTGCAGGTGAGCCGGGCCTTGGACACCAGATATTCGGCGCCGCAGAGGTGGCAGATGCCTACCGGCGATCCTTTCTGGCGGTAGGGACGCTTTATAGGCGGCGGTGGCGCGCCTTCGGCGATATCGGACACGTTTTCCCCACTCGCAAAAATGCCCGATCCGCATCGATCAGCATGGTGGCGTTTTGCTATCGACACGGACCGGGAGTTTGCTGTTGTAAAAGGCGCAGGACCTTGGTCCTCTCCGGTTCGGCCCGTCAATGGCACGGATACAGAACGCGTAGAAATATCGGTGGATATATCTGTGGATAATTCACTCCTCCCGGTCCCAGTTCGTAGACACCGTCTCTGCTGGGCGAGGATCCTGGGGCAATTCCTCGGGAAACATCGAGGAACGCATCTTGGTCAGCGCATCGATCGTTTCGTCCAACCGCCTCCGTAGATCAGAGATCGGCATACCATTAAACACGTAGTGTATCATTACTTCGCGTAAATCTGTCGACACGTCTTTGCGCGTCGGACGAACGATCTTTTTCAGATGCGGGGCCTCAGGTTTCGCCACCGGCGATAATAGACGCTGCTTGGCTACGTGATACGAGACCGCCGCTTGGGTCACGCCGTGTGCCCTGGCGATTGAGCTGAGGGTTTCCCCCTGGCGCGCGCGGCTAATGATGTTAGCGATAGCCGTCTGATCTAGTCGCTTTGTATTGCCCTTCTTCCGTGTTGGCGCCTTCATGTTTTTCCTCCTTTAATTACTCCTATTAAATGTCCACCGTCACCATGCGTCAATCCCAGATACTGTAATAGCGCTGACGACTATTATTGCAGCCGCCCGCGTCGCGTTACCCAGCCCCCGAACATTCCTAGCACCGCGTCCACCCGACAGCCGACGGGCAATGGCGCTTGGAGATCGCTATGCCGTTGCCAAAACCAAAGCCATCTGGCGAGACGAACGAACAGTGGATGGGGCGTTGCATGGGCGACGCGACTATCAAGAACGACTTCAAAGACCCTAAGCAACGCGTGGCGGTCTGTCTGAACCTCTGGCGGGAGCATCACGGCCCAGCCGCGAATGGCCCCCAACCCAAGCGCGACGTTGCGGGAACGTGCTGCACACCCGGCGGCGGAGAGCCGCTGGCCGATTTCATCGAGAGATGCGTTGAGGGTGGCGATAGCGAAGAAGCGTGCCTTGCCGCATGGCACGCCGGCCCGTCGACCGACGCGCCAATGATGCATTCAGCGCCGGTCGAGATGAAGTGGATGCCGACGACGCTCACTGTCAAAGGCCTCAACGAAGGCGAGCGTATGATCTCCGGCATCGCCACGACGCCCTCCGTTGATCACGTCGGTGATATCGTCGCAAGCATGGGGGCAAAATACGCGACGCCGGTCAGCATCCCGCTGCTATGGATGCACCAGCATAGTCAACCGGTCGGGACGGTTACCCACGTAACTAAGACCGACCGCGGTATTTCCTTCCAGGCACGCATCGCCAAGGTCGAAGAACCCGGCAAGCTCAAGGATCGCGTCGACGAAGCGTGGCAGACCGTGCGCGCCGGTCTCGTAAAGGGAGTCAGCATCGGCTTCACGCCGGTCAAAGACCAATACGAGATGATCAAAGGCGGCGGCATCAGGTTCAAGGAATGGAACTGGCACGAACTTTCCTTGGTTACGGTGCCGGCACAATCAGAAGCCACCATTCAACTTATCAGATCCCTCGATACGCAAGCACTGCGGGCCGCGACAGGTCAGAAGCAGAGCGCGCGTATTGAGCAGAACCCCGCCGGCGTCACGGCGAATGTTAAACGCCAGACAAGCCGGGAGGCACCAATGGCAACCAAAACAATTGCGGAAGATATTGCCGCATACGCATCTACACGAGCGGCACACGCGGCTCGGATGTCCGAGCTGATGAGCAAGGCGTCGGAAGACGGTTCAACGCTCGATGACGAGCAGGAGACCGAATACGATGAACTGAAGGACAAGGTCGCGTCGATCGATAAGCATCTCGGCCGCCTGCGCGAGCAGGAGAAGCTGAACATCTCGCTCGCCGTTGCGGTCGATGGTGATCGTATTGGCCAGAACGCTGGTCAGTCGCTCGGGCAGCGTCAGACGTCGTCGGTCGTTCAGATCAAGCGCCCGCCGCTTGAGAAGGGCACCGCGTTCGTTCGCTACATTGCCGCACAGGCAATGTCGAAGGGAAACTTGCAGCAGGCCGTGCAGATCGCACAGCGGGATGCATGGAAGGACACGCCAGAAGTTGCCAGCGTGCTGAACTACGCTGCGGCTGAAGGCACCACGGTGCTCAAGGCAGCGGTTGCGCCGGCCAACACTTACGACACCACGTGGGCGTCACCACTCGTGCAACTGCAGTTTATGGCTAGCGAGTTCATTGACCTGGTTCGTGCCGCAACCATTCTCGATAAATTGTCGGGCGGTATGCGTCGCGTGCCCTTCAATATTCGTGTGCCATTGATGAGCAGCGGGTCCACGGCATATTGGGTCGGCGAGGGTAGCTCCAAACCCATGTCGAGTGCGGCGTTCGACACGATTACCATGACCTTCGCAAAGGTTGCGGCGCTCGTGGCGTTCACCAATGAAAGCCTGCGGTTCTCAAATCCAAGTTTGGAAGCGATGATCCGTCAGGACATGGTCATGGCCATCGCTAGGAAGCTCGACACCGACCTGCTCGATAGCACGAAGGCAGTGGGCACTGGTTCAGGCGGTCCTTCGCCTGCATCACTGACCAACGGCGTCTCATCGATTGTTGCGACAGGAACGGATGCCGGCGCCGCTCACGCCAACATCCGCACGGTCCTGACCACGATGGCCGCGCTGGATCTCGACATGACCGGCGGCACGTGGGTCATGCACGTTAACCAGGCGATTGCGTTCTCGCTGATGTTGAACACGCTTGGCCAGCGCGAGTTCCCGGATATCAACTCCGGCGGCGGCACGTTGGCTGGGTTCCGCGTCGTCACGAGCACGAACGTGCCGTCATCCGGTGGCTCGCCGACGGATGGCTACATGATCGCGTTCATCCTGCCGGGCGAAATCCTGCTCGCCGACGATGGCAACGTCACCATCGACAGCAGCAATCAGGCGTCGCTGCAGTTCGACTCAGCTCCGGATAGCCCGGTGTCTGCTTCGACGGTTTACCGCAGCCTTTGGCAGGAAAATATGACTGCGATCTTGGCGGAGCGTGAGATCAACTGGCGCAAGCGTCGCACAGGTTGCGTCCAGTGGATCGATTATGCCCGTTACGTGTAATCCTAATTGGGACATTCGTCCCTATCGAGGCCAGCCGCGTTCTGAAGTGCTGATCCATTTCTGAGCGCGGTTACGTGGCGCCACCGTTCACTCCTTCTAACTCGGCGCTCGGAGCAATTCGGGCGCCTTCTTTTCAGGAGCATCTTGCCGATGCGCTTCCAGGCCCTCAAACAACTGCGCATGCCTGGCGGGAAGGGCGTCGTTCACCAGCCTGGCGATGAGTTCGATCTGCCCGAAGACAAGCGGGGGAAGGATCTGGGGAATATCTTTATTGCGGCCAAGCTCGCTCGCAAGTTCGAGCCGGTGGCCATCGGCACACCGCCGCCATTGCCGACACAGAAGGTCGTGGCACCACCGGAACCGCCACCAGAGTCCACACCCGAGCCGTCGCTAGAGTCCCCACCAGAACCAACCCCGGAACCCGCACCGTCATTGCTGCAGAAAGTGATGCGGGCGGACGAAGGGGCGCCGGCTGAAGCTGACGAAGCGACTGTGGAGAATGGTGAGGAGCCGGAAGGCGATGCGCCGCGCAGACGTGGTCGCCCACCTATTCATGGCCGCTATTCCCGTCGCGATATTCGGCCGGAGGAATAGGCCGGTGTCGAATGAAACGGAGATTGATCCTGTAGACGCACAATTGCTGCTGGAACTGCGGGACACACCGATCCTGGCCTGCCCGACCTTCCACGTTCCAGCTTGGATGTCTGATCCTGACAACTGGTTCATTCCCCCAGCTGAAGACCCGGAGGACGCACGAATGGCAGACCTGTTCGCTGCGCGCGAGGACTAACGCGACGATGCGCATCCTCGGGTTCGACATCACGCGCAACGGCGTAGCCAAGGCATCACCACCCACGGGCCTTATGGTGCCGCCGATGTCAACGTTCTCCCAGTGGTTCTGGCCGACCATCCAGGAACCGTTCATGGGCGCCTGGCAGCGCAACATGGGCATGACGCAGGAAACGTCCCTGCGGCACCACGCAGTCTATTCGTGCCTGTCGCTCATTGCCCAGGACGTATCGAAGATCCGCATCAAACTGGTCGAGCAGGACCCGACCACCGGCATCTGGGAAGAAACTTCCGCGCCCGCGTTCAGTCCTGTGCTGCGTAAGCCAAATCGCTACCAGACCAGAATTCAGTTCCTGGAGTGCTGGATCTACAGCCTCTTAACGTGGGGCAACACCTACATCCTCAAACAGCGCGATGGCCGCGGCGTGGTCGTTTCAATGTATGTGCTCGACCCGGCACGCACCAAGGTTCTGGTCGCTCCTGACGGCGCGGTCTACTACCAGCTCTATGCCGACAGCCTGACTGGCGTCGAAGAAGACAGTTCGGTCGTGCCTGCGTCGGAAATCATCCACGACCGCATGTCGGCGGTGTTCCATCCGCTGATCGGCATTTCCCCGCTCACCGCGTGTGGACTATCGGCGATTCAGGGGCTCGAGGCGCAGAAGCAGCAGATCGAGACGTCGCGCAATCAGGCGGTGCCGTCTGGTATGCTGATCGCACCGGGGCCGATTTCGCAGGAAACCGCCGATCGCGTCAAAGCCAAGTGGCAGGCGAACTACGCGGGCGAGAATGTCGGCCGCGTGGCGATCCTCGGCGATGGGATGAAGTTCGAGCGGATGTCCATCAATCCGGTCGATGCGCAGCTCATCGAGCAACTGAAGTGGACCGCCGAGACCATCTGCTCAGCATTCCACGTGCCAGCGTTCCTCGTGACGCAAACGGCACCGACGTATAACAACGTGGAAGCGCTCAACTTAAGCTATTATAGTCAATGCCTTCAGGCGCGTTTCGAAAACATCGAATTGCTGTTGGACGAAGGCCTCGGACTGACCGATGTGACCGGACATATCTACGGCACCGAGTTCGACATCGACGATGGACTGCTGCGTATGGACACCGCCACCAAGGTCAAGACCATCGGTGAGGGTGTGCAGCGGGCGATCTTCGCACCGAACGAAGCCCGCGCTCGCTTCGATATGCGGCCGGTCAAGGGTGGCGATGTGCCCTTAATTCAGCAGCAGTATTTTCCTATCGACACGCTATCAGGCCGCGCGCCCCCGCCAGCCCCCCTTCAGCCTACCGCGCCTAACCCATCACCCCCGGCGCCTGTGCAGCAAGGTCTCGAAGAGGCCGACATCGCCATTGCTGCATGGCATCTGACCAAAGCGCTGGGGAGCGGTGCCGTCGTCCTGTCGGCAGCAGATTAAGCGAGAGCGGATCAGCCGGCCGCAGAACACGAGAGGGCCACCGCCAGTGGATCATGCGACCATAGCTGGGCTCATGCAGGCAATTGCGCCTGTCGTTCGGCAATATCTCGGCGAGCACCTGGCCAGTATGCAGCAGCGCATCTCTGCGCTTGAGGCGCGCCTTGCACTTGCTCCAGAGGCAGGACCGCCCGGACGCGACGGCGTCGGCGTGATCGACGCGCTGGTCGACGTCGAAGGCCAGCTCTGCATGACCCGCACCGACGGCGCATTGCTGCGCTTGGGACGTGTGCAGGGCCGTGACGGACGTGACGCGCCATTGCCGCGCGACGGCGTGGACGGCGAGCCGGGGCCTGCGGGCCGTGGTGTGGCCAAGGCTCTGCTGCGTGACGGGAACCTGTGGCTGGTCTACAGCGACGGCATTGAACAGGATCTCGGCGAAGTTCGCGGCGCGCAGGGCGAAAGCATTGAGGGGCCGAACGGCGCGGACGGAATTGACGGCGTCGGCATCGCCGATGTGCTGGTCGTAGGCGATCGGCGAAAACTGCTGCTGACCGACGGTCGCGAGCTGGATTTGGGTCGCCTGGAAGGTCGCGACGGAAATGATGGCGCGCCCGGAGTGCCTGGAGCGGTGGGCCGCGGTATCGCCGACACCTGGGTGACCGACGAAGGGCGATTGCACCTCGTCTATTCGGACGGCACCGAGGAGACGCTGTCGGAAATCAGGGGGCCGAAGGGCGATACTGGGCCTGCGGGCCGGGACGGTATAGACGGCAAAGACTTCGAGCCGGAACTGATGCGCTCGCTGATCACTGACGTGGTCGCTGCATTACCGACGCCGCGCGATGGGCTTGAGGGCCCGCCCGGGATCGATGGCAAAGACGCTGATCCGATCCTGATCCGCTCTATGGTGGAAGAGGCTGTCGCCGCTCTGCCGCTCCCCAAGGACGGGGAACCAGGCATTCCGGGCCGTGATGGTGCGGACGCCGATCCTGCGTTCGTGCGGGCACTGGTGACGGAAGCTGTCGCTGCCATACCGACACCGAAAGACGGCATCGACGGCAAAGACGCCGATCCGGACATGGTCAAGGCGCTGGTCAGTGAAGCCGTGGCGTCGCTGCCGCCTGCAATTGACGGCAAGGACGGCCGTGACGGCTTGGACGTGGATCCCGAACTGGTTCGCGCATTGGTCACCGAGGCCGTCTCCGCCATCCCGTTGCCAAAGGACGGCAGGGATGGTCGAGACGGAGCCGATGCCGATCCTGCGTTCGTCCGCACGCTGGTAACAGAAGCGGTTGCCGCTATCCCGCCACCGCGCGATGGCGTGGACGGGAAAGATATTGATCCGGAGTTTGTCCGGGCGCTGATCACAGACGCTGTTGCGCAACTGCCACCCGCGCCACGTGGTGAAAAGGGCGATCCCGGACAGGACGCGGATCCGGAATTCCTCCGTCTCCTCGTCACTGACGCGGTCGCGGCATTACCGGCGCCGCGTGACGGCATCGACGGGCTGGACGCCGATCCGACAGTCATCCGTTCCATGGTTGAGGAAGCTGTCAACGCCATTCCCAAGCCAACCGACGGCAAGGACGGCCGTGACGGCTCGGACGTTGATCCGGAGTTTGTCCGGTCGCTGGTTACCGAAGCCGTCTCCGCTATTCCGCCCGCACCGCCCGGCGAGAAGGGCGAACCGGGGCCTGCGGGCCGCGACGGTTCCGATGCCGATGTGACCAAGTTCGCCGCCGATCTGCACGACAGTATCAACGCGCTGCGCGAATGGACGACGGGAGAAATCACCGATGCCATCGGACGAGCAATGGCGACTGCTGATGAGATTAAGCGTTCAGTCGATGCAGCTTTGGCAACTGTCCCTCGCGGCTTCCTGGTTAATGCCGATGGCGATCTGGTATTCGTGCGCCGAGACGGCACCACCGAAGCCGTCGGACGCGTCCGCGGCGACGACGGATCAACGCCGCCCGGTGTTGATTCATTCTCGCTAGACCCCGAAGGTAATCTCATCGCCCACATGACCGACGGTCGCTCGCTGTCTATCGGGTTGGTGCGGGGTGCCGACGGCAGGCATGGCAAGGACGGCGCGCCTGGTCTCGGCTTTGACGACATGCGCTGGGAATATGACGGCGAGCGCACGATGACGGTGGTCATGGAGCGCGAAGGCCAGAGGCAGACACAGTCGTTCTACGTGCCGGTGCCGATCGATCGCGGCATTTGGCGCGAGGGCGAATACGCTATGGGCGACACGGTCACGCGCGATGGTGCGGTCTGGATTGCCAAGAGGACCACGACGGCAATACCGGGCGTCGGGGCTGATAATGGCTGGCGCTTGGCCGTGAAGAGCGCGAGGAATGGGCGGTCGGCCTATGAGATTGCGAGGGCTGCAGGGTTCAGCGGCACTGAGAAGGAATGGCTCGCTAGTTTGCGTGGGCCGGAGGGGCGACCTGGCCCGGCCGGGCCTCCGGGAAAAGACCGGACCTAAATGTTTGACGGCATCGATCGGCCCGCGTGGTTCCCTGATTGGAGCGGCTGTGTCGCTGTCATCGTTGCATCGGGACCATCGGCCAAGAACGTCGATTTCGGCATTCTGGCGCACAAACAGCGCGTCAAGGTTATTGCAATCAAGGAGTCATGGCGGCTCTGCCAGCCGGACGTCATTTACGGCTGCGACCGGCCATGGTGGCACGCCAATATCGGCATGCCGAAGTTCTCCGGCCTCAGGGTCGCATATGACCCCGCGCTGCACGAGCAGTATCCAGACATCCATCTGATCAAGATCGATCTGCATAAGGACGACATCCTGTTGGATCGTCCGGGGACAGTTGGTAGCGGCGGAAACTCTGGGTTTCAGGCATTAAACTTGGCGGTGCAGTTCGGTGCGAGGCAGATCCTGTTCGTGGGGCTAGACGTGCACACCCGATCGGGCCCGCACTGGTATGGCCGCAACCAGTGGTCGGGGGCGAACAATCCTGGCGAGGAGAACTTCCGTCGCTGGCGTCGCGCCTTCGCTATCGCCGCGCGGACGCTGTCCAACATGGGCATTGATGTCGCCAACGCCACGCGGTTTTCCGACGTGAAAGAGTTTCGCTTCGTGCCATCAATCGAGGTGGCACTGCAGGAATGGAAGATGTGATGACCGACAAGAGCCTCGAACAACTGCACAAGCAACTGCAGGCCTACGTCGAGATCGAGAAGGGGATTGCCCGCGGGAAAGCGCTCACTGCGGCGGCCAACATGCTGCGCTTGTTCGAGGGCGCCTGCGGAATGGAGCGCACAGCTGATCGGCTGGAGGCCGAATAGTCGTGCTCGACCGGCGTTGTTCAGTCTGGATCGGCTTCGACGACCGTGAAGTGGCGGCGTTTGCTGTGGCGCGGCACTCGGCCAAGCGGCGCATGTCCACCCGGTTGCCGATCGGTGGCGTGGTGCTGGACGATCTGCGCGGCAGGGGTTTCTACAGCCGCGAAATGCAGGAGCGGCTAGGGGTCGACGGCACCAAGATACTGTGGGACCCGATTTCCGATGCGCCATGCAGCACGCAATTCGCCATATCAAGATTCTGCGTGCCGTTCCTAGCAGAAACAGGATGGGCGTTGTTCGTTGATTGCGACGTGCTCATCCGCGTATCGGTTTCGCGTCTATTTGAGCAGCTTGACCCGCGCTATGCCGTCTATTGCGTGAAGCATCCGGAAATGCCGGGTGTCAGCGGCACCAAGATGCAGGGACAGCCACAGACACCGTATACGCGGAAGCTGTGGAGCAGCGTGATGGTGTGGAACGTTGATCACCCGGCGAACCGAGCGCTCACGGTCGAGGCCGTCAACTCATTGCCGGGCCGCGATCTGCATCGGCTGTTCTGGTTGGACGACGATCAGATCGGCGGGTTGGGGCCGGAGTGGAACCATCTCGTCGGTATCAATCCAATGCCCGATTTGGCTCCTCGCATCGTGCATTTCACCCAAGGCATCCCTTTGTTCCCAGGATACGAAGAGTGCGATTTTGCCGATGAATGGCGCAAGGAACTGGCGCATTGGGCGAGCGGTTCGTAAATAATTGCTTGACAACATCCTACGCCCTATTAATTAGGCGCCATCCTGCCACTACAGGATGGGCACAAGGCGCGATGAGATACCGATATCCACAGCTTCGTCGGCGTCGGTGGCGCTTGCCGCAGGCAACGTGCCCCCTTCCGTTCATCGCGCCAGGGCGTAGTGGGCCGGCGCCGACGGAGGCCGCTCATGGCAAAGAAGCCGACCGCATCGGCAGTAACCGAATACGATATTCTACGCATCTCTCGGGGTGAATTTACCGCTCACATCGTCGGTGAAATGCCCCTGATCTTCAACCGTATGGCAGAGAAAGCAAAACGCGATCTGTTGCTGGGAGGCGGTCGAAAGACGGCAGCAGATCGAGCGCAGAACCTAAAGCACAACCCACCCGAGGAATATCGGGCCAGCGTTTATCGAAATTCCGGCAACGATTGTGCGACACGGCTGCGGTTCCCGGCTCCTGGCTTCAAGGGGGGAATGAGCACCGCAGCGCTTGATCTGCCGGGGGCAAAGAAATCCGAAGTCGGACGCCTTGTGTGGGTTGTTGGAACACACGTTGACTTATACGGTATCCCAGAACTGAAGATGGACGTTGTCCGTTCGGCTGATATCAATAAGACACCAGACATTAGGACCCGCGCGATTGTGCCTCATTGGGCGTGCAGCGTCACGATCCGCTTCATTGAAGGCAAGCTGAACACAACCTCGATCATCAATCTACTGCATGCCTCAGGGCTGATTTCCGGCATCGGTGATTTTCGCCAGGAGAAAGGCAAGGGAAACTACGGTCAGTTTCGCCTATGTGACCCGGACGATGCCGAGTATCTTCAGATCAAGAAGACCGGCGGCAGGGCCGCGCAGGATGAAGCACTTCAGCATTATCGTTGCTATGATGAAGAGACGCAGGAACTGATCGACTGGTTTAGCGCAGAGATCATCAGGCTTGGTCGTGCGCCTGCTGTCGAGACCAGCGGGGACGATCCAGACAAGAAGCCGACGAAGCGCACGAGGAAGGCGGCGTAGAGATGGACCAGGCAGCAGAGGCTTTCTTACAGAGGCTCGCCGATCGCAATCAGGGGCGGCTCGAACCCGACACAGTCGTTAAGGCGGCGAGCAATCCCAGGAGCCCTATCCACGATCGCTTTACCTGGGACGATACGGAAGCCGCGCAGAAGCTCCGAATTATTGAGGCGCGAGCGCTCATCCGCTCGGTAAAGCTGGTGGTGGTGGACCGAAGCGTCACATTCTCTATACCGAAATATGTTCGTGACCCCGGGGCTCGCGCCAACGAACAAGGATACGTCGCGACTGTGAAGTTGCGGGACGAGAAGGACTTGGCCAGGGACGCTTGCCTGAGAGAGTTCGAGCGCGCGCGCGAGGCACTATCGCGGGCGCAGGGGCTGGCGGCATATTTCGGGCTTGAGGATCAAGTCGCCGAAGGTCTGGCGATCCTCGAGACATTGACGCGGCGGGCACAGGAAGCGCGGCCGGAAGGTAACGCATAAATATAAGTGGCGTGCGCGCCGCGTGGGACTTCGGTCATTCTGCGGCGTGACGTTGGCTGTCATGGCAGTCTAGTCACGGCGCGGTGCGGCAAGACGAGACTTGGACAGGCGAGTTCTGCCATGGAGAGGCGAGTCCGGGCGGTCATGTTGAGACGTGTCGGGACACGGTCGGGCTGGGCGAGACACGTCCTGGTCTGTCCGGGCCGGGCGAGTCCAGGCGGTTCACGCATGGCGAGCAGCGGCAGGGACTGGCCTGGCTCGTCTGGTTCTGGTGCGGCGGGTTGAGGCGGTCATGGTGCGTCGGGGCGCGTTGCGGAACGACGTGGCGCGGCCGGGCGGGGCCTGTTGTGGCGGGGTCTGGCGGTCACGGCACGGCACGGATTGGCGTGCCATGGCATGGCTGGGCGTCTCGCGGCGGTCCTGGTGAGTCCAGGTCTGCACCGGAATGGCCAAGCAAGGCACGTTCAGTCCAGGCGGGTTATGGCGGTCCGCACGTGGAGTGAGAAGGAGAGGTCCGGCGAGGCGCGGTTCGTTGCGTCACGTCCGGTCAGGGTGAGTCCGGGAGCGTGGCGGCGGTGCGTGCTCTGGAGCGTCGGGCCATGGCGGTCTTTGCTGGGTGCGTCGGGTATGGGCGGGTTACGGCCTCGTTTGTCGCGGCCAGGCGCGGCGTGTTGTGGCGGTCCTGGCTAGGAATGCCGGGGCGCGTTGAGTCGGGGCGGGCTGTGGTCAACCCAGACAAAGGCAAGAGAAGGGAGGCGGTTATGATGAGTGATCGCCTCCCGATTCTTTTCTGAACTACCAATGGGATTTGGAGACCAAATAATCGCCACTGGCCTGGCGAAGGGCGCCCGCGCACGCGGCGAACGTATTGCTCTAGGTGATGGCGAGAAGATTCGCTGGGACCCAAGCTCAGAGCAGATCTTCAGGAACAATCCAAACTTAGTCAGACCGGACGAGAGCCTTAAGGCATCGGACGTTCGGTGGATCAACTATTACAAAGGCAGCCGTCTTTACTCAACGCAGCAAGGTGACCGTTGGAAGTTTAATCCCGACTTTAGAGTTCAGCCTGGCGAGTTCTTCTTCACGGCTGGCGATCTACAAGCGGCAGAGCGACTATCGCTTCCGAAGAAGTTCATCGTCATCGAGCCGAACGTCAAACGCCATGTTACTATTCGCGGATCGTATCTGATCAACAAGCAATGGCCGCACACGCGCTATCAGCAGGTCGTCAACGAACTATCGGCACGCGGCCACCGGGTGCTGCAATTTGCGTATGGCGATGCACCGCGCCTGCATAATGTCTGGCTGATCCAAACGCCATCCTTCCGTGCCGCAGCAGCGATCCTTAGCAAGGCGTCGTTTTATGTTGGCAGTGAAGGAGGATTGCATCATGCCGCCGCTGCGGTCGGGACTCCAGCGACCGTTTTGTTTGGAGCATGGCTACCACCAGAAACGCTTGGTTACCCAGACCACGCAAACCTAACCGGCGGCGCCACGGAAGCCTGCGGCCTGCTGCGTCCGTGCGAGCACTGTGCCGCAGCGATGAATCGCATCACCGTCGACGACGTCCTGGCCGCCGCCGAGACGAAAATCAGGAGATAGAGAATGTGCTTCTCGCTGTTATGGCTGATCCAGACGCTGGTCTGGCTCGTCGTTGTCTGCGCCGTCGTCGCCATCCTGTATCTCGTCGTCCCCTATCTGCTGAATATGCTCGGCATAGCCAGCGGCGTCGTAATGCAGGTCATCCGGATCATCGTGGCGGCCATCGTCATCATAGCCGTTCTGTGGCTTCTCTATGATCTGGTCACCTGTGCGGGAATCGGGCCAGGCGTTTATCGTCGCCTGCCGTGATTAGGGAGGTCACGATGGGCTACACCACCGAATACCGCTGGGGAATTCTCCGGATTGCCGGTCACGCCGGGTTCGTTCAGGGCATGATCGAGAAGTATCTGCCGCCGGAGCATACGATCGTCAGCAGCCGCGATACCGAGGACAAGCTGTATCGCGAATATCTCGTTTCCGGCCCGGATATGCCGGTGGTCGCTATAGGTGAGATGCCGCCGAGCGTCGATCTTGAGTTCGGCGTCGATGAGTGTGGGCCCTACTGCTACTGGCGGCACATGACGCACAAGCGTTGGCCCGCGCATCCGGACATGCAGACGCTGATGGCCGACTGATGGAAGCGCGCAGGGTCGGCAGTTTCTGGCGTGCGCACCGGCCCGATCCATACACGGTCATTATCGGCATCGGGCTGACCGCGGCGCTGATCATTTGGATGCTCTGAGGCGGGTGCTGCGCGAACGTCTGATCACCGATGTGCAGCGGCTCGGTGCCCGCCAGCCGTGCGTGATTGCGACGATGGATATCCTGGACCGTCTCGAAGAACGGGATATCCAGGGCGACTTCTGCGAATGTGGCGTCTGGCAAGGCACGCAACCGATTCTTGCCAAGGCCTACGTCGAGGGTAAGGGTTATCGGCCGCGCAAATACTGGTGTTACGACACGTTCTCCGGCATGCCGCCGTGCGGTCCAGAGGACAGCAAGATCAACGGTGGGCGGCCGACAGACAAGCCGAAGGACTGGCTCTGCGTCCCGCTCGCTGAGGTCAAGGCGAACTTCGCCGCCCGCAAGTTGTTGGACAGATCTGTCGAGTTCGTTGCCGGAATGGTGGAGCAGACACTGCGCGGCAGTCGGCTCCCGACAAAGATCAGCTATTTGCGTCTGGACACCGACTTCTACGCCTCAACGCTCATCGGCCTGCAGGTGCTGTATCCGCGTCTGGCATCCGGCGGGGCGCTGGTGATTGATGACTATGGATGGTGGGCGGGCTGCAAGAAGGCTGCCGATGAATACCTGGGCCGTGGTGCCACAATGACCGAGATCGACCGCGCCGCCGTCCTGATCTGGAAGCCGTAACTGGATTACTGGATCTTTGCCGCGCTGTGTGCCGCGGCGTTCGCCGCTGTAGCGATCAAATATTTCCTGTTCTGAGGGCCGGCATGCAATTTGACGAGCGCACCATCCAGCGCCGCGTGGCTGGCCCGCATGATGTCCGTCTGGACGGGATGCTTGACCTCGTGCTGCGCGCGCGAGGCGCGGCTGTGATGGATATCGGCTGCAACCGCGGTCTCGTCGGCTTCGAGATGGCGAACAATGGCGCGCGGTTGGTGCACGGATGCGACAACTTTGCCGACGGCATTATGACGGCGCGCAATCTGTTCATCGATTTGCGCCAAGTTGAATCGCAGTTCGAGGTGGTGGACCTATCGAAGGGATACACCGCGCTCGCGCCGTTTCATGGTCAGCGCTACGACATTACGCTGTGCCTGGCGACATTGCATAAACTGCACCGCGTCATGGACGAGCCAAGTTTCTGCGAACTGGTCCGTCATCTCGGTAAGCGCACCGCAAACTTCTTTTGCTGGCGGGCGACATCCGAGAAGTTTAGCGAGAACGAAGCTGAGATGATAATTCTTGACCGCGAGCTTGGCTCGGTCGATATGCGGCGCATTCACACAAGTTACATCAGCCAAACGTTGGGTGTGGCGGCAATCTGGGCGCGGGGTTACTGAGATGGTGCCGCCGCAGATGCTGCAATACGAGCCAGAGTTTCAGGCGTTCCTGGATATTCTCCAGGATGTAGGCGCGCGGTCGTATCTGGAAATCGGCTGTAAGCATGGCGGCACGCTTTGGCGCGTCGGTATGGTGCTGCCAAAGGGCTCGGTCTGTGTCGGTGTTGACCTGCCGCGTAATCCAGGGTCAGCATCCTACAGTTCGATGCATAGCGTCATCCGCGGACTAGAGAGCGAAGGTCGTCAATGCACCCTTGTTTGGGGCAACAGCACCACGCGCCCGGTGATCGATAAGACACGGGCACTCGGTCCGTTCGACGCGGTGTTTATCGATGCAGACCATAGTTATGATGGAGTGCGGCTGGACTGGGCGAACTATGGGCCAATGGCTACCAAGCTGGTCGCCTTCCACGATATTTGTTACATCAAATCCGATGTGCCGAGGTTCTGGGGAGAGATCAGGGCGTCGCATCACTACAGCGAGTTGCGCTATGCACCAGGCGGCGTAAACAACGGCATCGGCGTCATCTATGTCTAACCGCTAAAGGACGCGCAGGTCATGACGCTAATCCTAATCATCGTTGTTCTATTCCTGCTGTTCGGCGGCGGGTTCGCCTACCATCGGTCATATAGTAGCCCTGGTAGCGGTGGACTCAGTCCTTTGATGATCGTGCTGATTGTCGTCGTGCTGATTCTGGCGTTCGGCGGCGGCGGACACTATTACCGATACTGGTGATGCCCGTGCCGAAGCTGACGGTCCTGACGTTCCTGTGGGGCGACCGTTACGGACTCGAGTATGTAGATAGGCTCGGAAACGCGCTGCAACGCCACATGGACGTTCCCTACCGCTTCGTCTGTGTGACCGACCGTCCGCGCGTGCTGGGCCGCTCTGTATCGCATCAGATACCGATCCGTGATCCGCTATTGACCAAGCTGCAGGGCTGCTTTTGCCGGCTGCGGGTGTTCGACCCCGAGTGGCAGCGCAAGGACCTCGGGCTAGCGATCGGCGACCGGATCCTGGTGCTGGATTTGGATATCGTCATTGTGGACAAGCTGGCGCCGCTGCTGGCGCGCGACGAAGAGTTCATCATCCTCCAGGGCGTCAACAACCATCGCCTGCTGTTCAACGGCTCGGTCTGGCTGACCACGGCAGGCTACCGCCCCGACGTGTGGGACGATTTCAGTGTTGAGGCGGCATCCCAGGTGCCCTACGCGATCTTCCCGGACGATCAGTCGTGGATGGAGCACAAGTTGGGTGCCGACGCGGGCGCCTATCTGCCGGAGCGCGATGGGGTCTGGGCGTTTCGCAAGAAGTCATGGCCGAACGGGATCGATCTGCCGCTCAATGCCAGGATCGTCGCATTCCCTGGATCTCGTGACCCAGCGCAGTTCGTCAACCTGCCGTTCGTAAGGCAGAACTGGCTCGGGATAGGATGAATGCGGATGACGACGCCGCCCGACGGTGGGCCTGGGCATCCGGTATCCCGCACGAGTTGGCCTATTGGCGAAAGTGGCTGACGGGCAAGAAGGGCCCTGAAGAAGCAGCGCTCATGCAATCGCTGTTCGACCGTGCGAGGCCACATCCGTTTCATCCAGATGTTGAGGCGACGATAACCCTGCCGCCCGGTTCGCTGGTGCGGGTGCTGGATGTCGGCGCCGGACCCGCCTCAATGCTCGGCTACCGTAGCGACAAGTATGATATTGCCCTGACGCCGATCGATGCCCTGGCGGACGGCTACCGGAAATTGCTGAAGGAGCTGCGGCTACCGCTGCCGCCGGTGCCCACCGTCCAATGCAAGGCGGAGGAAATCGGCCAGCGGTTTGGTCCCGACAGCTTCGATGTGGCACACGCGTCCAATGCCTTGGACCATTGCGCGGACCCGCTGCTGGCGATCTGCGAGATGGTCAAGGCTTTGGTGCCGGGCGGGCTGCTCTACATCCGCACGCATGACGACGAAGGTAAGCGACGAGGATACGCGGGGTTCCATGGCTGGAATTTCCAGGTGCGGGATGGTGCTCTGTTCCTGTGGCGGCCCGGTGCCCGGCGTAACCTGTCTGAGATGTTCCCAGGCAGCCGCATCACGGAAGTCTCGCCAGATATCGTCTTCACCTACACCAAGGAGACGGCTGAGTGCTGCATGTAGCCACCATGCTATGGAAACCCAACCAGCACAGCCACCCGTTCTCGGTCTATGACGAAGCATGGGTCGAGAAACTGTATCGTGGCGTCAAACGCAATCTGACCGTGCCGTTCCGCTTCGTGTGTTTCGTGGACGAACTGCGGGACTTCGCTGAGACGGAGATACGCCAGCAACTTATGGTCACGCCAGACCCTGACTATGGCGCGCAGGCCGAGGTCTACCGGCTGGACGAACCGACGATCTTTCTACAGCTCGATACCATCGTCGTGGGGAATTGCGACCTGTTCGCCGAGTATTGTCTGACGCAGAAAGACATTGCGTTGTCGCGTGATCCCTACGTTCCCACCCGCACCGTCAACGGCGTGGCGTTGATCCCCGAAGGCCATCGCCGTGTGTGGGACGAATGGAAGGGCGAGACTGATCTGACGCACATGCGAAGGCAGAAGACGGTCTGCATCGAGGATATCTGGCCGACACAGCCGCTGGTGTTGAGCTACAAGGCACAGATCGAGAAGGTAAATGGCGGTAGGCTGCATCCAAATACGCGGCTTTGCTATTTCCACGGCCGTCCGAAGCAATCTGCTCTCAGTCACCTACCATGGGTTCAGCGCAATTGGGCTTAGTCCCTGACAACTATGGGAGCTGGTGGAGCGGCGAACACTGCGACGAGCGGTGGTATGGCGACATATTTGCGCTACGCCGCGAGGCACACGACCACTTCATCGCTTGGCTGGCCGAGGCCGCTAGTCCAGCGCCCATTGCGTCAACCCTGGAAGTAGGTTGTGGCCGGCACAAGTTTTACAGTGAGGCCCTTAAGGCATACGGCTACCACGGCTGCGATATTGCTGCGCCAGCCATTGCTGCCTGCCAGGAACGGTATCCCGAGCTCGGCGAGAACTTCTTCGTGGCTGACGCCCTGCGCGATGGCCTGCGTGGTCCCTATGATCTTGTCTTCTCGCACGCCGTTATCGACCACGTCGGCGATATCGACCTGTTTCTGACCCGGCTGGCGGCAGCGAGCCGCAGGCTGCTGTTCGTGTCGTGCTATAC